AACGTCATAAGAAGTGTGATACTAAACATTTTTAAGTTCATTTTTAAGTTGTTTTTGTTTTACAGTGCAAAGTAACGGTGAAAAAGCGATGAAAAAATGAATTTGGGTTAAGAAATGCGTGAATGACAATTAGAAAATTTGGAAATTAGCAAATGAGTAGTGGTAAAAATAGTTTTTTGACAGGTCTGGCTTGTCGAACAAATCGGACTGGTCAGGGAGTTCGGAAGGAAACGGAATTTTTCAGAAGGGGGTTAAGGGGTTTTTTGGTGAAAAATGGCTGTTAGGAGGGTATGCTTAGCTTATAGAAAGCTTATAGGAAGCTTATACGAATCTTGGACGATTGGTATAGGAAGGGTATATAACTAGTTGATAGTGAATAGTTAAAAGCGAGTGGTTAGAGGGTGAAAAGCGAGAAGAAAAGCGAAAGAAATCGGTATTTATATATAAAGATTATTCATAAGAAGTAAATGGATTAAAAAAAGCTGCTTCATTTTAAGAAGCAGCTTTTTTGTTGATTGTTCATTATCAATTGTTCATTAAATTAAACCACGCCTTGATCGAGCATCGCGTGCGCTACTTTCATAAATCCTGCGATGTTAGCCCCTTTCACGTAGTTAATATAACCATCTTCCTGACCATATTTGAGGCAAGCGTTGTGGATGGACTCCATAATTTGGTGTAACTTAGCATCAACTTCTTCAGCTCTCCACGCGAGGTGCGCTGCATTTTGAGTCATTTCAAGACCCGAAGTAGCTACTCCTCCTGCATTCACTGCTTTACCTGGGGCGAAAGGCAATTTAGCATCTTGGAACACTTTGATTGCCTCAGGAGTACAACCCATATTCGATACTTCGGCAACGAGTTTTACACCATTTTTGATAAGCATTTGAGCATCATTGCCGTCTAATTCGTTTTGGAATGCACAAGGTAAGGCAATATCACAAGGGATAGTCCACGCTTTTTTACCTGCGGTAAACTTACTTTCTTTAGCAAATTTTTCGGCAAAAGGAGCTACAATATTGCGGTTAGAAGCACGAAGCTCCAATAGGTAGTTAATCATTTCGTGAGTCATACCATTAGGTACTTCTACACAGCCATCGGGACCTGAAAGTCCGATAACTTTGGCGCCCAACTGGGTTGCTTTTTGTGAGGCGCCCCACGCTACGTTACCAAAACCTGATACTACTACGCGTTGTCCTTTGATGTCTCTGCCGAGTTTTTTAAGCATATGGTCTACAAAGTAGAGTGCGCCATAACCTGTAGCTTCAGGACGAATGAGCGAACCTCCCCAGTTGATACCTTTACCGGTGAGTACCCCAGTGTTATACTCGTGGGCTAATTTCTTGTACATACCGTACATATAGCCTATTTCGCGTCCGCCTACACCCACGTCGCCAGCAGGCACATCGGTATCAGGGCCTATGTATTTCCAAAGTTCAAGCATAAAGGCTTGGCAAAAACGCATAATTTCGGCATCAGATTTACCGGTAGGGTCGAAATCAGACCCCCCTTTAGCACCTCCCATAGGTAGGGTAGTAAGGGCGTTTTTGAAAGTTTGTTCAAAACCGAGGAATTTAAGCATTGAAGGGTTTACAGCTTTGTGGAAGCGGATACCACCTTTATAAGGGCCTATGGCAGCGTTGAACTGCACGCGGTAACCTAGGTTGCTTTGCACTTCACCTTTATCGTCAACCCAATCCACGCGGAAGGTATGAATGCGGTCGGGCTCTACGATGCGCTCTATAATTTTAGCTTTGGCAAATTCGGGGTGCTGGTTGTACACCTCTTGTACTGATTCAAGCACTTCGTGTACAGCTTGTAAGTACTCTTTTTCACCAGGGTGTTTCGCCTCTAAAGAGGTCATAATTTTTTTTACGTCCATAATATATTAATTAGTTATGAATTATGTGTTAATGAATTGTTTTGGTTACGCAAATATATTAATGAGCGACAAAAGTACTTAATATTATTGAAATGTGCAAAGAAAACGAAAGAAATTTTTCTTAAAAAGAAAATATAAAAATTTTAACTTATCTAAAGCTCGAAAATTTATAGCACTTTTTAGTCTTGTTTTTGTACTAAGCCACTAACAAATTGTTGATATTTTTATTTTTTCTTTCGCAGAATTTGCATTTTAAATAAAAAGCACTATTTTTGCCCCCGAAAAGAAATCTAAAAAAACTTATGGCTTTATTTCTTAGCATACTTCCGATTGCGCTCCTCATCTATTTGATGGTAAAGAAAAATGCGCTTCCTTCGTATATTGCACTTCCACTGATTGCGGGATTGGTGTATATACTTCACCTTACTTATTTTAACGGCTCGTTTGTAGCCCTAAATGCCAATTTTATCAAGGCAATTATCTCGGTAGCTACCCCTATTACAGTAATTTTTGGGGCAGTGCTCTTCAACCGAATGATGGAGATGACAGGGGCAATGAATGTGTTGCGCCGCTGGCTGGGCAATATCAGCCCCAATCCTGTTGCTCAACTGATGATTATAGGCTGGGCATTTGCCTTTATGATTGAAGGCGCCAGTGGTTTTGGCACGCCAGCAGCTATTGCCGCTCCTCTATTAGTAGGCTTAGGGTTCAAACCCTTGCAGGTGGCCATTCTCGCCCTAATTATGAACTCGGTACCTGTATCATTTGGGGCAGTAGGTACGCCTACGTGGTTTGGTTTTGGTACGCTCATTGGCAATGGAGCTATTTCCGACGATCAGCTTTCGGATATTGGTAAAATTACGGCTATCATACACCTATTTGCAGCTTTCGTAATTCCGATAATGGCACTGAAAGTGATTGTTTCGTGGCGACAAATACGCGAGAATATTGTTTTTATTCTCATCAGTATCCTTGCTTGTACCTTGCCTTATGTGGCCATTGCGTGGTTTAACTACGAGTTTCCTTCGTTGGTAGGGGGGGCTATTGGTCTTTTCATTTCGGTAGGAGTTGCCAGCAAAGGTATTGGTTTATCAAAAACTGATAACAGTGAAATACAGCACGAAAAAGTGAAGACTCCAGAGTTGTTGAAAGCCCTCTTCCCGACGGCTTCACTGATAGTAATTTTAGCACTCACTCGCATTAAACAACTCCCGCTAAAATCTCTTTTGAACGATACTACCGAGTGGTTTACTATTAAATTAGGATATTTAGGAGATTTTCAAGTAACTAAAGGATTGATTTTCTCGTTGAAGAATATTTTTGCTACGGGCGAGAGTGAGAGTTACAAGCTGCTTTATGTGCCAGCGCTCATTCCGTTTGTGGTGACGGTGTTGATTTCAATTCCGTTGTTCTCACTGAAATGGAAGCAAACTAAATCGCTTTTTTCAGCCAGTTTTGTACAGATACAAAAGCCTTTTTTAGCATTGGTGGGGGCACTTATTATGGTGAATGTAATGCTGATGGGAGGAGAAAACTCAATGGTACAAATTATAGGTCGTGGTTTAGCCGATGCTACGGGTAGTTATTGGACGATGTTTGCTTCATATTTAGGTGCCGTTGGGGCGTTTTTCTCGGGCTCGAATACCGTGTCAAACCTCACTTTTGGGGCAGTACAATATTCGGTGGCTAATACCACAGGGCTTTCAATCCCTTTGATTCTCGCCTTGCAATCGGTAGGGGGTGCGATGGGTAATATGGTGTGTATCAACAATATTATTGCGGTATGTTCGGTATTAGGTATCGACAGAGCTGAGGGTAAAATTTTAAAAGTTACAGCGGTACCTATGTTTGTATACGGAATTATAGCGGCTGTGGTAGCGCTTTTAGTAATACCGCTCATTTTTAGCTAACAGATTAATAATTAATAAACAACAAAAGGCTGCATAGAACATTTATTCTGTGCAGCCTTTTCCAATTAATTAATTTAACCCATTTTAAACATTTCACTTCTTAGCAAAAGTAAGCAGAACAGTTCCTTTATCGTCCTTTAGTAATAACTGTTCGTTTTTCACTTCATATTTAGCTACTTTTTTCATTGCAGAGCCAAAGGCATCGGCAACTTCCATTTTGTCGGGGCAAAGCATTAGTGTAGAAGCTAAATCACTAAACACTAATTCGTTATCGGATACTTTTACGATGCCTCCCATAAAGGTATTACAGCTGTCGGAGCCATTTACCTTCATTTCTTTTACATTGAGTTTTAGGGTAGGTTGTGCTTCGGCTGTTATGGCAGTAGTTCCCATAGTAACTAATTGCCATTCACCTTGTAAACTATTAGAATTAACGCGTGCAGTATTACAACTGCCTAACCCTATTGCTATAGATAATAGCATTAAAAACTTGATTTTTTTCATTGTATGATTACTTTAAAAATTATTTCTCGGTGAAATAGTTGTTATTAAATACTTTTTTGCTTTCAGTTAAGAAAGATAATAAAAATAAAGGTAGTGCAAATGTTTTTGATATATTTTTAATTTTTAAAATTAAAAATATTATAAAAATACTTACCACGATACTTACCCTTTTTGTATCTTTGCCGAAAATTATCGGATTATGTTTTTCTACCTCAAAGAGCCTAACGGCGACAAAGATACAATAATTATCATTCAGTATTACATAGCTGACGAAAAAAAATTGTTTAAGTACTCCACTGGTGAATGTATCAACCCTAACGATTGGGACTTTAACGCTCGTATGCCAAAGAGCAGGAAGGGGGCTGAAGGGGTGCGTTTACGAAAGATTGCTACTCATATTATGCAGTACAACGATTTTCTTGTAACTCTCATTGATAATTATAAATTGAATGGCGAAAAAATAACACGAAATAAGATAAAGAATGCTTTCGATGTTAAGTTTAAACCAGATAAGGTAGTGAATGGGTTTGAGTACTTCACAGATTTTGTAAGTGATTTTGTTTCTTCAGCCAAAGGAATGATTAACAAAAACACTGGAAAGGAGTATAGTCAATCAAGGATATACCTATACAACCTTGCGCTTGTATCTTTGCGCGATTTTGAGAATTACACGAAGAAGCAAATTAAATTCTCTGAATACAATGCGCAATTGAATGATGATTTTGTGGAATTTTGTAGGAATGAAAAGAAGTACTCGGCTAATAGTATAGGTGAGTTGGTATCATCAATAAAGGCGTTACTGAGAAAAGCAAAGGAAAAAGGATATACGATTGCTGATGATTTGGAAAGTTTTACAAAAACTAAAGAGGAAAGTATATCGGTAGCACTGTCAGAGACAGAAATTGAAAAGTTGGTAGTGTTTGATTTTTCTAATGATAAGAAATTAGAGAATGCACGTGATTTAATGATTTTGGGGCTTTGGACGGGGTTACGTGTTTCTGATGTTATGAATTTACCAGCTATTGACCCTGATAGCAAGTTTATCGAGGTTGAGCCTCAAAAAACGCGCAACACGTCAGGGGCAAAGGTAGTAATACCGCTTCATCACCATATTAAGGATATGATTAGAAAACGAGGAATGCCAACGCCTATATGTGAAAGCGTATTTAACAAACTCATAAAGGAAATATGTAGAAGTGTAGGTTTTAATGATGATGTTGAGGGAACTCTAATGAACCCTAAAACGAGGCGCAAGGAGCGCGGTGTGTTTGAGAAGTGGCAGCTAATAAGTTCGCATACTTGCAGGCGTTCATTTGCTACGAATTTATATCTGATGAATTTTCCTACACTTTCGATAATGAAGATTACGGGACACACAACAGAGGCAAGTTTTTTAAAGTACATTAAAGTAACGCCAAAAGAGCACGCTGAAAAGTTATTAGCACACTGGGAGGCGTATTATAAGGACAAAGAAAAAGCACCTAATTAGGTGCTTTTATTATTGTTGATTTTATCAACAATTAAAAAATACTTTTCTTTTTAATGATTGTATTTCTTTTGTTAGAAATTGCATTTTAAGATTATATCTATTATACATCCAATTTGTTATTTCAAACCAATTGATGTATTTTTTTACTTTTTTATGTTCAAATAGTTCTGTTTTAATATCGAACTCTACTAATAGCTTACTGTTTTCATCGCACAAAGCGTAAATGCGAATATTTGATATTTCGTATTCGTTATATGGGAAATCGTAATACAAATATTCTTGTACCATTTCTTCAGATATTAATTCTACTAATTTTATATCTTTTTTCATCTTGTAGTGTTTTTAAGTTTATTACTAATATTTTGAGCCTTTTTGCGCCTTGCTCAGGGCGTTGCAATTAGTTATTTAACGAATGAATGTCGTAACGAGCGCAAGTGTATTTTTCTTCAAGTTTTTCAAGTGCTTTGGGTGTTACAAAATAAACACCTTCTGTATATTCTGATTTTTTTATACCACGACCTTTGAGTTCTAACTTGGTGCGTACTTCATAATTATTATAGCACCATTCGTAATATACTTGTACCTCTTGTTGTTTGTTTAATGCTTTCATACTATTAATTTGTTTAATGTTATTACTAATTCTTATTGTTTGACGTTGCAAAGATACGTAAGTATTTTTAAACTTGCAAATATTTTTACAAATATTTTTACACATTTTTGTAAATATTTTTGTAGTATATTGTTTTTCAGTGATTTATATTTTTATTTTGTAGTTTAAAAATAATTATATAATTTTGCAAAATCTAAATATATATAAATATGAATGCGAATATTAAGATGTTATTCTTTTTGATTAAGAATAATAAGGTATTGGTATGCGAGAGTAATTTAACGGAGTTTGTAACATTACTCCCTGATGATATTAGGGAGTTGAGGAGTTATGATTATTTTCATAGGGAGTTTCAGAAGTCTAAATGCTTTCAATTTAAGTACAACAAGGAGTATACTTTTCAGAAGATAGTATATAAGTAGGGTATTTATGGGTAAAAATTAGGTTTGTTGAAAGTAAATAATTAGACGTAATCCTACAAAGGAAAAAAACACGCTTTTTTAAGGCGTGTTTTTTTTAGTAATAACTTTAAATATAACAAAAAAAATGAAAACTCAGAACTAAGCACGCTAAAAACAGCGTGCTTTTTTGCTGAAATGAAATACAAAAAATTAAGAATGCAAACGTATCACGTTGCAAAAGTAGGTATTACTTACATAAGTAATTGCTAACATAGATTAGCAACGATATACTACAATTGTGGGGTACTTTTGCAGTATGGAAATTCGTTTTGACATATACGACAATCAAATTACTGCTTCACAGATTGACACTAAAAAGGGCGTTATATATGGAGTAGCGTTGGCAAATCGTGGAATGAATAAGAATAATTATTATTTTTCTGATAGATTTCTGAATGAATTAAAAGAGTTTGGCAATAAGAATGAAAAGATAAAAGCACGATTTGAGCATCCTGATTTTGGTACATCTGCATTAGGTTCGTTGATAGGGTGGTTTAAAAATTTCAGGATTGAAAAAGGTAATTTGTTTGGAGATTTGTTTATAGCTGATGTAGCTAAAAAAACAATGGTAATGGGACGAGGTATTTCCATTGCTGATTATATCCTTTCAATGGCAAGCGAGTGCCCTGATATGTTTGGCAACTCCATCTTTGTGTTTGCTGATGAGATAATCGAAAAAGATGATAAAGGGGAGGATGTTGTAGGTCTAAAATTGGATTCGTGGATAGCCTCAGATTTGGTGGATGTGCCTGCTGCTACGAATGGATTGTTTTTTTCACAAAAAGAGAAACGTAAAAAGTTTAATTATATGAATATTTTAGAAAGAGTAAAAAAGGCGTTTGATTTTTCAATAAGTAAGGCTTTTGACTTGGATTTGACTCTTGCAAACGGTGATATTATTACTGTTGTAACAGAGAGCGAAAAGCCACAAGTAGGCGACAAGGTGAAGCAAAAGACTGACGGAGGCGAGGACGCTGAAAAACCGCTTGCCGATGGTGAGTATGTTTTGAAAGATGAGAGCACGCTGGTTGTAGAAGGCGGGGCTATTAAGGAGATTAAGGAAAAGGCGAGCGAGCCTAATTCTGACGATGGCAACCAAGAGGAATTTGCCAAACAATTGGAGGAATGCTTTAGCTTGGTAGCTAAAAAGATTGATGCTTTAGCAAGTGAATTTGCTAAGATAAAATCGACACAAAGTCGATTCTCAGCAGACGACAAAGGAGCAACAAGCAATGAGCCCTCTGTGACTGGAGACGGCTTAGATATGGACAAAATGCGTAAGCTTTTAGGACGTACTAAGTAATTTTAACTAAAAGATAAAATAAAAATATGGCAAATAAAGCTTTTAAAGAGTTTCTAAAAGAAGCGGAAAGAAACAAGGAGTACATCAAGAGAATTAAAGACTTGTTAGAAGAAGGACAATTTGGGTTACTTCCTTTGCAACAAATCTTTACTATTCGTGAGGGTATTGTGAAAGGCACTGAGTTTGGATATTATGCGCCAATATCGAATGTAACTCACTTAGACGAAGGATGCGGCAAGCCTTCTAAGCCACTTGATACACAAGTGCGTACTGGTTGGTTTGACCCAGTTCCTTTAAAGGTAAATGTTTCAGATTGTTATTCAACATTGGAAAAAACATTCGATGCTTGGGTTTCTAAAACTGGAGCAGACCGTTTTAACATCGATGACTCAGATTATGTAGCGTTTTTGGTTTCACTAATCGAGGGTGGCATTTTGAACGACTTCAACAGATTCGTATTCTTCGCAGACAAGAACCATTCGACAGTGGGTAGTGGTAGTGGTACACAAGTGCTTAAAACGGGATTAGACAAGGCTAATTTCAATGTACTCAATGGATTGTTTTCCCAGTTTGAAGCAATGGTAACATCTGTACCTGAGAGAAAGATTACTATTGATGAGAATGCACAGGCAAATTATGCCGGACAGCGTGCCCTTGCAGATGATAGAGCTTACAAGGTACTCTGTCAATTGAAAGATATTGCAGGCTTTAAGTCAGGAGCTTCACCTGTGTTTGTTATTACACAGAGTTTAGCAACCAACTTAACACGTTTTATGCGTAAAGAGTTCCGCAATGAGCAATCGTTTAAGATGGTTGAAGGCGGTTATATGGTATCAGAGTTCGAAGGTGTACCTGTGGTTACCTCTGAATGGTTAGACGATATGATACGTTCTAACTTTGACGACGGCACTAAGTGGCACAATCCACACCGAGCCCTGTTGCTTGACAAGAACGAATGCCAAATTGCTATTGACAGTATGGGAGCGCTTAAAGACATAGGTGTTGAGTACTTGGGCGGTGATATTGAAAAGGTCTTTTTGAAGGCTTCTTACCGTGCAGACTTCCAACGTGTGATTGGCAATACCGGAGCAATGGCGATTTAGTAATGATTAGTGATAAATGGTTAATGTTTAGTTAGCCATTTATCATTAACAATTAAACATTAAAAGAGAAATTATGGCAGAATGTATTAATGCTTTAAGTAAAGATTTGACCTTTGATTGTAACGACAAGGTGAAGGGTATTGAGAAGCGTATTTTGCTTATCAATAGAGACGATATTGACTTTGCGGCAACTACAATTGAAGAAGACAAAAACAAAATGAACACGCTGGTGCTGAAGAGTGGCAAAACTGGGTATTTCTTTGATAATTTCAAGGAAACTCATATCTCAGAGAGCATTAAACCTGAGATTTCAGATGATGATTTCAACGGGTATAAACACTCAATAGGTATTACAGTGTATGGCAAGAGTGCTGATGATTACGCGCAAATTGACCAATTTGTAAACGGGGCGCAATTAGTTGCAGTAATTGAGCACAAGGTAAAGGGTGCGAGCAGTTTTGATGTATTGGGCTTCTTTGTAGGATTAGAGGTTACTGAGGGCGAGGGTCGCACTAATGGCGGCGCTTTCAAACTTACAATCGCAACGCCTGCAAACCAGAAAGAGCCTAATGTGGCTTTGAAGTGGCTTGAAACCGACTACGCAACCACTAAAAAGAAATTCGACAAAAAACTGGCAGCGTAATGAATTTTACAGAAAAAAGTTTAAATGAATTGCTCAATGGTGGGTACGAAAAGGCGGTGGGGGAGGATAAGAATACCTTCATCGCCTTTTATGCTTACTTATTTGACGATAGCGACCCGTGCACGACTTGTGGTAATAAGTTGAGCGGGTATTGGAGTAGGCTCGTGAATGAGGGCAAAGAAAAATTATATAAAAAGTTACATATTATGGCAAAGAAAAACACACAAGATGAATTAGCTAATGAGCAAATTAGTGAATTAGAAAATGAAAAGACTATTTCCTCAAATGAGGAGCAATTGACAAACGAGGATAGTAATGAACCTTGCAAATTCAGATTGCGATCTGGCATTACTTCATTAGCGATTGATTTTGGTAGCAGTGAGTTGTTTAACAATGACACGCTAACGAATGATATTGCATTGCGTTACTTGAAGATTAACCCTAATAGGATTGCAAACTTTGATTTGTATCCTGATAACTGGGAGAAGTTGATTGGCGAATTAGCAAATTAATAAATTAGAAGATGACAAGGCTGAAAGCGATAGAATTAGCAAAAGAGGAAAGACGTACGAATAGTGATAAGTTTAAGGGCTTTCCTTACTTGGCGAATGGAGTTGGCAATGATTACCCGACAATCATAGAGCAGTTGGTGGCAGGTTCGCCAACTGCTCGTGCTTGTGCGGGTGTGATTGCTGATTTTATCTATGGGCGAGGCTTTGCATTGGAGATTGAAAAGAGAGAGATAGCAAGGTCACAGGGGGTTCGATTTAGAAAAGATGAGTTGTTCATCAACGATAAGCGGGAAACCCCTAACGACTTGCTGAAAAAGGTTGCGAGAAGCATTGCAATACATAAGGGCGTATTTGTGCACGTAAATTACAACGGATTCTACGAGAAGACAAGCGTGCAGGTATTGCCATACAAGAATTGCCGATTAGGGGCAAAAGACAGCGAGGACTATCGAGGCAAGGTGCTTGTATATAACGATTGGGATAAATTGACGGACTATAAGGATAGGGATAAGAATTTAGTTGCAATTGACAGATATGACCCCCGCCCTAAGGTGATAGAAGCACAAGTAGCTAAGGCAGGAGGTTGGGAAAAGTATAAGGGGCAAGTATTCTTCTTAAACCTTGATAGAAATGATACCTACCCGCTGGCTTGGGCTGATGTAGTGTTGCGTGATTGTGAGAGCGAAAGACTATCAAGTGTATTCACAAGGAACGGCTTTAAAAAAGGCTTTTTCGGAACTTATGCTGTTGTTACGACTCCAATAGAAAAAGAAGAGGAAAGGCAAGAGTTTAGAGATGAATTGAAAAAGAGCATAGGTGTAGAAGCCGAGCAATCTGTATTTCACTTTGAAACCGAAATGCAGGGCGATAAGTTGGAGAATAACATACTGATAAAACCTATAGAGAGCAATATCAAGGCCGATATGTTTCAGTATGCTGATCAAAAGACGGCTAACAATATACGCAAGTCGTACGGCAATATTCCGCCCGTGCTGATTGATTACGTTGAAGGGAAATTAGGCAATACATCGGGGGAAAGTTTGAAAGAGGCGCGTATATTTATGCAGGAGCAAATGCAGGAGGAAAGGCAAGATGTACAAGAGATGTTTGAGGAGCTTTTTGACGGCTTTGTAAGAGATATTTCGACAAATGGACTTTTTGAGATTAGCAAATTAGTATGAAGTTATTAGTTAATAAGCAAGAATGTAGCAAGTATCTGAGTGTTTCACTATTTCGCAAAGATGAAGAGTTTAACCGCTTTATTAGAGAAGCGCAAATGTTTGACTTAAAGGGGCTGGTTTGTGAGTCTTTTTTTCAAGATTTGACAAACGAAACGCCCGTGAGAGATTACACGTTATTGCTTGAGGGGGGTAGTTATACCTTTGAGGGCAAAAAGTACGAATTTGCAGGGCTAAAAGCGGTATTATCTTACTTTGCGTACGCTCGTTATGTATTCGTGGGGCATCAAGTTGATACGCCGATGGGTATTAAGGTGAAAGAAAATCAAGATGGTGAAACGGTTAGCCAAACTGAAAGGCGTGATGTACGCACGATGTACAAGCAACAAGCAGATTTGCTATGGCAAGATTGCGAGCGTTACCTTGAGAGGAATAGACTACTATTTCCTGAATATAGTTGTAATAGCGGATGCAACGAAAGCAATCGAATTAATAAACCAAGAATGAGAATGCAACTGATATGAAATGTATAGAGCATATAAAAGATATAGCATTAGATTGCAAATATAGACCCACAAAGGGGCTCAAACATAGAGTGCTGGTGATACCTTACAAGGATATTGATAGGCGATATACAGTAATGAATGAGGATAAGAGTGTTATTACTCATTTTCAGTTGTATCCTACTAAGAGAGGGTATTTGTTTGAACTCTCAAACGCTTTTAAAGTGAATGGTTCGCAAAAGTTAAGCGGCGGCTTTGTACACGAGTTATCTATAAAGATAGACAAGGCGAATAGCGATAATATTGCCACGATGAATGCACTAACAAAAGGCACTTATGTACTTGTTGTTGAGACAATGAGCAACACGTTTGAAATATTAGGCTATGAGGCTGGTGTAGTGGCGAATTCTGTACAAAGAGACTATGCAGGGAATGTAATAGGACTAACTTTTGCCACACCAAGCGATGTAAAAGAGTTGCGAATGATAGCATTGTGGGGTGAGGGAGACTACCTTACTATGAGCAAGAAGTTTGAAAATAAGGCTTTGGTAAGATATAATTTATTAAAAGGCACAAAAGACTTTGAGTTGAAAAATGAACCTTATTACCTACGAGATAACTATGCAGGCGGCACGGTAATAATTAATGAAACTTTTAGAGGAAATAAGGTACGCAAGTTAGTTAGTAATTGGCAAGGTTTTACAACTACATCTATATTGTTACCTATACCTACTATTATTTCGTTTTGGGCTAAGACAAGAAAAGTAGGTGTAAAATTTTATTGTACAACTCAGACAGATGTAACATATATCAATGGACAAGATATTATACCAGATGGTGAATGGCATAAGTATATTATTTACAGAATTAATGGTATAAAAACTTATAATAATGGTAATCAAGGGTTCGTTGAGTTTTATAAAAACTCACCCTTTGGTATAGAAGAGTTGTATGTATCGTCTTTTAAAATTGAATATGATAAAATTGGTACAGATTATAGTGATTTCAATATAAGTCAATTTGGAGTGAATTTATTATTACATTCATCTGTTAGACGAAAAAATAGTGACTATAGACTTTGGGTTTATAATGTAGATGAAGGTATTGATGAAGGAGAAGAAGTAACGGTTACATTAAAGGGTATTTTAGGAGAAGGTAAAAGATCATTCGCGTTCAATGTAAATGGAAAAACTAATTTAGTTGAATTAGATAGTATTGGGGTAGGGTATTGGCAAAAAACAACTAAATGGCAAAAAGGAGGAAATAATAATGAATTGTGGTTGTACGTTGTAGAATCTAATATTGTTATAGATAGCGAAGTAGAGTGGATAAAATTAGAACGTGGAGTAAATTGTAATGGTTTCATAAAGAACGATAAAGATAAAATAAAAAATGAAAACTTTTTTATAAATTCAAATTTTATTAATTCTGATTCCATATCGGTATCTGAAGGAGTAGAAATAATAAATAAAAACAATGAAAAATTGAATGAATATCACTGTCATAATGGAAGCTGGACAACCGCATCAATACCTATAAAAGAAATAGAAAATCTATTAGAAAAGGATGTAACTATTAGTTTTGATTTTAAAATATTGTCTGGAGATATGAAAATTCCAAAATATTATCAAAGTGAAAAAACTGGTTATATGGATTTATCAATTGTAGAGGGCGATATAAAGCTGAATGAGTGGATACGCGTTTTTAAAAATTTTACTTTTAAAGATGGATATAATGCTCATATTTCTTTTACAGAAATGAATGGCAGGTATCAATTACGTAATTATAAATTAGAATTAGGTGTTAATCCTACTGATTATTAAATAAAAAAAACTATGAATAATTTTAAACGAAACTTAATAGGTAAGGACAAATTGCTACATTCAAAGGTAGGCAATTGTATGTTGGTGCTATTTTTTGCACTGTTTTTTAAATTTTGGAGCGTTGGTACTGCTTTTGTTTTAGCGTTAGCCGCTGTATTATTGGCTGGGCTTGCAAAAGAGTTGTACGATAAGTACATCAAACGCACGTTTATAGACTGGTGGGATATAGTAGCGAGTGTAACGCCTTACCCTATTGTGAAACATATAAACAGAAATACTAATGGATAAGTTTATAAAGTGGCTACTCAAAGCCAAGATAAAGATAGCGATATGGGCAACGCCTTTGGTATTGCTTTTCTACTTTGATGATAAGATACATCTAAGGGATAGGGTGTATTACTTTTTTGTGGTATTCTTTAAGAGCATACCGCTACTGTTATTATATTCTTATTTCTCATCAGATGAGAGAAGTGTGTTGTTTTATATGGGTGTAGGTGTGGTACTGCTTATTGATATGTTAGTAGGTATGTGGTATCATTACACAATAGGGGATTTCAGCTTTGAAGAGTTGTTTAAAGATACGATAAAGAAAGTAGCTATAATTGCTTGTGTGTACATTTCACTTTTTATAACAAAAATACCATTGAGCGAATCGGAAGCTGGTAAAGTGTTTGTAAGTACTATTCAATTTATGACATTAATGTATCCAGTAAGTAGTATTTCTAAGAATGCCTTTGTTCTTTCGGATGGGAGATTCCCGCCTAAGTTCTTTATGAAAGCGTTGTATAACTATGAAAAGAGCGGTAAACTAAAACCTTTTTTTGAAAAAACGAGCAAAGGAGAAATGCCTGAAGAATTAGATAATAATAAAACAGACGAACAACAATGACACCAAAAGAATTTATAAAGCAGTACAAACCTTTTGCCCTGGAAAGCGAAAATAAAACGGGTATATCGTATCTCTTTACCTTGGCACAAGCAGCATTAGAAAGCGGTTGGGGAGAGCGTGGCGTTGGCAATAACTTTTTTGGTATAAAAGTATCTAAAAACCTTGTCAGCAGCACGCCGAATGAGAAAAAGCAATTGTTACGCACTACTGAAGTGTTATCGAGTGCAAATGCTGTATTTCCTAAGATATTCAGCATTAAGAAGCGAGCTGATGGCAAATACACTTATTCCGTGTTAGACTGGTTCAGAAAGTACGACACGCCTGAAGAATGTTTTACAGACCACGCACAATTCTTTTTCAAAAACAAAAGATATGCAAAGGCATTGTTAGTAAGAAGCGACCCGTACAAGTTTGCTGAGGAGGTAGCAAAGGCGGGCTATGCAACCGCTACCAACTATGCTGATAGTTTGAAGAAAGTGATTAAAACAATTGAAGGTTATGAGAAAACATAATTACATAAGAATACTGAGAGCTTTCGGAGTTATCGGATTGGTGCTGGTATTGCTCGGCCTATTAGGTTGCAAGACTCGTAAGGTAGGCACTACCGAGCAAAAGCAAGTCAAAAAAGAGCGTATTATAAAGTACAAGGATAGTACGGCTCTTTTTCAGAAAAACGAACAAACCTTGCAACTCGATACACACGCCTCGCAAGAGTATGAGGTAACAGTAGAGAGCGATAAGGATAGCGTGGGTAACAGCAAAGAGTTAGTGTATTATCGTATTCGCGACGGCGACAATGAAACTATAAGGGTAAGAGGTGGAAAGGTGAAGATTACGACTAAAAGCAGCCTATCCAATAGCCAAATAGTGGCGAATACTACCCTTACAAGTACTATAAGCACAACTAATAATGAATTACGAAAAGCAGAAAGCACAACGGCTTTTTCTCATAAAACAAAAGAAGTGAATAGCGTTATGAGTAACTGGTGGATATGGTTTATATTGCTACTGGGTGTATGGTTGTGTTGGCGATTTAGGAAGTGTTTTTTTTCTTTATATTAATATTGTTGGTTTATGTAAAAAGCCCCGCGTGTGATCGTGCGGGGCTTTTCTTGTTTATTATGAAATTTATTCAACATCTGTTGAAGTAATTATTTTAGTACCTTCTTTGTTGGTGTAATAGTTTTTTGTTATGGTTTGCTCTACATTGTTAAGTAGAGGATTCTTTATTGTATAGGTTGCTTGATAAACATCTGAAAGTTTAGCATTATTCATTGCTTTGTATTTCTCATATCGTTTTTTTGCACCTTCAGCGTAAACGGATTTTTCAATAGCTTTATTTCTTTTGTTTTTTAAGTCGTAGTTTAGATAAGAATCTCCGCTTTCAATGTTTGACAATATCATTTTTTGATAAGCTTCTGATATTTTATTATTTGAGCTAATAACAAAGTCAAAAGATAGAGTATCTTTGTCTTTGTTATATGTAACGCCACCGTCGTAGAATATATCGTACAATTTTTCTTTTTGCACTTGCATACTGTCATTAGCGGTGATTTCTTTGATTTTTTTCATTTCTTTAATTTTGAAACCTACATTTTTGGCTTCAGTTTTTAGAGTGCTTTTTATACCATTATTGATATAATCATAAAGCATTTGCTCTTGTTGGTTGTACCCACAAGAAATGAGTAATGTAGTGAGTGCTGAAAATAATAACTTTTTCATTGGTATATTATGTTTTAAAAATTAATACTTATTTGAATAAACCTTGCAATTTGATAGCAAAGAAAACTACTAAACATATAACCATAATAGCGATCATTGTTATAAGTGAGTTTTTTTGCTCTCTTATTTTTTTAATGGGATGTCCACAATGAGGACACGTTTCTGCTGAAACACTGATTTGCTTTTGACAAGCGGGGCAATTTGTAAGATTCATATAATAGAATTTTTAGTTACTAATTAATGATTTTAGTTGCGATGATCACTTTGAATAGACGGGTGATATAGTGCTTGGGTATATCTTGATCGGGGTAATTATCTTTATCGGGGTTTTCGGATACGAGGCGATAGCATTTAGGGTCGCGTGATTTGGTAATGCGCTTGATGAGGCGGTAACCGTTGGATGTTACTATGGCGTATATTTCGCCAAGAGGAAACCACGTTAGGTCTACTTCTTTGACGGCTACAATATCGCCGTGATTGATAGTGTTTTGCATTGATTGCCCAGTGGCGTTGATCCAAAAATCACAATTGTTGGCGGGAGGGTAATTGATGTAATAATCGGGTTTTACGTTGTTAAATTCTATTACTCCCATAAAACCATTTGTAAAATCAATATTGTAATAGGGTACGCCTTTTTCGTTGTAATTTATTGCTTCATCGGCGAGGATAGGATCTACATTTGTTATAGGGTTGCGTACATCTTTAGGTACAATTAAATCACCACTTGCAATTTTTTTTAAGTCCTCCAATGTATATTTAGTACCTCGTACTTGATTGAGTAGCATTGTTCCTTCACCTTTCCAAAGCCAATCTTTATTGAACCCATAGATATTAGCGAATTTTGTAATGAATTTTTCAGTAAGATACCTCTCATCACCTTTTAAAGCTAAGGACATAGAAGTCTTATTGATTTCCATTTTATTCACAACATCTTGATTTGTGCTTATAATCTGTTCACCTTTTAGATGCGATATGGCTTTTTTAAACCTTTTACGAACATCTTCAGTATAAACATTGTTTGTATTTGAATTATTTTCCATATCTTTGCAAAAAATTAAAGATTAAACACTATGAGTGATATTAAATATTATTTCTATCAATTTAAGAACCTTATGACTTTTATAGGTATGGAGGTTTTGCCTTTTTTGGGTATTTGCTTGTTGTATCTTATAGGTGTTTTTTGCATTGTATATGTATTGTGGTTGATTTGGGATGAATGTTTTAGTGACTATTTTATTAAAGAAAAACATCTTCGTATGAATGATGAATGCGTTAAAAAAATAGCAGCTAAATTTAGAAAACATCTCAAGCGATAACCTACTACTTATTATTAGTGCCCTCTTTTAGTTTATTTGCTAAATCTTTAATGGTATCAATATTGGTTTTAGGATTGGGAGGAATACTAAATCGTTCTTGACGTCGATTTAATGGTTTTTCATCTTTTAAATTTTTATTGTTGTTCTCCATAGATATTTGTATTTAATTGTTTCATATATAATTCTACTTCTTTTGTAGCCCTTTTTATTAGCCTCTTACTTTCTTTTAGATTGATATTACTCTCTATATCTAATATTTCCCTTTTGATATTTAACAGTCTGTTTATATCTGTTACTAAATCTTCATTAGTAGTGTTTTTTATTACTATTTTTGTAACAACGGTAAATACTTCTAAGTTATATTTTCGATAATCGGACAATATTTTTTGAATGGTTGCTATTTCTTCGGGTGAGCGAAATAATAAATCTTCAGCAACTAACAGCACTTGAAAGGTAGCGCAGGCTACAAATATGATAGATGATACTAATTTATTAAACTCCCAACTTACAATACCTATAAAAGCAAATACAATAGCTATTATTTTAACAGTTCTCTTAATGTATCGTTGTTTTTCTAAATAAAACTCAATGTATTTCTCTTGAAATTTACCCTCTTCTAATGTTGTTAGTATATTTACCACTAAAAAATCATCAATCATAATAAAAAATACATCTCTAAAAATCAATTAGTTATAAAATATTTTAATAAAAATACAAAAAAAGTTTGTATTTTATTTGGATGATATAAACATTGTTTGTATCTTTGCACCGTCAAAATGATAGTAAAAACAGTTAGCTGTTTTG